CTGCCATTCCCATCGTAGGCGCCGTCACGCGCCAGTTCAAGGGTTCGGTTCAGACCGGTTGGGGGGAGCCGCCAAGTTAGCGGCCTTCCTCCTCACTTGCCACCATCTTCGGATGGCGCCATGTATCGACAGCCCTGGTTCTCCAACCAAACTGTGCGACCGGCGCCACCTCCTCCAAACTTCGGCCAACGTGGGCCTGGAACGGAGATGTGGCAACCAACAGTCGAAGCATGACTCCCAAAGGTCCTGGGGTAGCGTCATGTACTGTCCGTGGATACGCGTGTGACTCCTGGAGGTCATGACGCGCACCGAGATACTCACCATCGCCCAGCGTAGCGAGGTGTGCTTCTTCCGCAACGGACAGACCGCCCCCGGACTCGGGAGCGTCTTCGAAGGCCGACGATAGGTTGTCGTTACGGCCAAACTGTGGAAAACGGCTGACAGGCAGACCTGCAAGGATCCGCGTGTCACCGTAGTTGAGTCCGAGATTCGTCATGGGGGTACGAGGACACACACCACGGTAAATCCGGCGGGGAGCAACAAAACGGTCAAGCTCCCTTTGCGTGATTTGGGGATAGTTCATAAACTCCACCACTCCATGGATGGGTTTCCAAAGTCGACGCCTCGACCAATTGAACTTCGCCAACTTGCTTTCCAGCTCCGAACGGATCTCCTCCTTCGTAGCCGTGAAGACAAGTCCCTCGCTCAACCCAAAGGTTCTGAGCCAGACAGTCCGCGATGCGAATGCGGTAACATCTGCCTCCTCGGACCAACCGGGAGGAAGGGGATCAGTGGGACCAACGTCTCGGGAGTCCAAGCCCATTACCAACTCTGTCGCCCTCAATCCCAGTTCGTTTTTAACACTGAGGGAGGGGAGAGATGGGATACGTTGATCTCGATTAACCAATAAATACTTCGCCAACCGGCGACCCGCCACCGAGCTACACGCCAAACCCTCCGCCGAGCAGTTCTCAAGGCCCAGACCCCCCAATTGTACAGGGAGGAACCAGTCTGCCGAGAAGCTTTTGCCCCGGATGTTACATCGTGCCAAGCCAAGGACGGGCTTCCAGGACGCCAGGAATATGTTATTCAGCGTCAATCGATCTGCACCACGCGCCCGACCCAGCCACTCGCGTTGGAGCCCGGGAAGGAGAGCATAGTTCTCTGGATCGAATACGTCAATTATCTTCGCAAGCTTATGCTGTCGCAAGCAGGGAAGTTTTGACCAGGAAGAGATATCACTCTCGCCACCCTCCGCCAAGAAGCGGCCCACCGGACCAAGATAGTCTGGGTTCTGCCACTGGGAGACGAAGAAGGTGTTCCGAAGTGTCGGGTTGGCCCCGGCATCAGAGAGTGCGCTGGTGGTCGCACGTTCGAGCGGACTACGAGTCCAGACCGTAATATGCCTCCGCCGAGGATCATCCGGATGACGAGGAACTCCATCGTCTATCGGCGTCCATCGGTGTTTGGAAGAGGCCATTGGTCGGGGGCCCTCAAGGGGACCTCGCTCGAACATACAGGAGTTAAGCACAAGGAAATCTGGGGAGGTGAAATTCTTACCCAGAGAGAATTGGAGGCCTCCCATCTTGGTGATGGACTTCCAGATCTCATAGCCGACAGCATCCGTGACGAAGCCGACATCGTCACCGTTGATCAACAGAGCTAGTTCCTTTAGTAGATACGTCTCTCCGTCCCGAATTTCCTTCGCGTATCGCGTAAGGGCTGCGTTGATCAAACACAGAATTGGGAACGAAACAGGGGAACCCATCAGCTGACCGTTGAGCTGTATTCCCTCCTGAGACTTACGGGTGGTCTTTCCATTGACCTTCTTGCCCGGCAGATGTATCTTGTGCCTGACTAAACAGCGAACAAAGAGATCTCGGATGTGATCGGGCATGCCCGACTTCCGCGCTATTTCTCGCGCACACAATTCCGATAGGATCCCCGATATCAAATCGGTCGCTGACTTATAGTCACCTGAAACGAAGAACTCCCCCGGTCGCAGGGGCTTCCAAAAACTCACATGTATGTCCTCTAATGAAAGAGTCTTCCCGATTAGTCGGAAGGTCGGGTGCTGTCGCATAGCCCGATGCATGTATTTCTGGATGTACCTCGCCCAGTAGTAATCTACTTCTGGGCCCGCCGTGATTGTCCGAACCTTCAAGGGCTCGGGCAGACCGATCACTTTGGCGGGGACCCGGTCAAGGGGGTCCAAGGCAGAGTTTCCTCCTCGCGTGTGTTGCATCACGTCACGGACGCTCCACTCAGACACGCGCTCCTCAAACCAATGGAGCAGGCGTCGTCCACACGAAATGGACTCATGAGGGAGATCGAAGATCCGGTTAAGGTACCCCCGATAAGGTCCGGACTCCCGCTGGTTATCAAGTATAGTCTGTCGACTCTCGATCACCCGTGTATCGCTCTCAGACATGAGCACACCTTGCGGGAAGTCCCCTTCGACAACCATCAGACACCCTCCATCACATCCAGGCAGCAGCCTGCGGGTGGAATCCCCACCACAATGAAGGGTCCGCTTCGTCGGGCGGTGGTGATAGGTGCCTAAAAGGGACCGGATGAACTCGAACTGCAGGGGCTGACATAGAGCGACTTTTGCCTTCGCTCCTCCCTTCATTCGAGTGTACTGAACATGTGCCCGATCGGAGGGCAGGTAGACTCGCTGGTCTCCCTGCCACTTTGGCCAATCGATCTCGTCAACAGTTCGCATAACCTGAGAGAAGATATTTCCCTCACGCACAGCAACGGTGCGGTCCTGAAATGCGAAGTTCGCGTACTGAACTGGCGCGGGCGGCGCCGTCAGTCCTTTGAACGAGTCGTGCTCTTGCGCTTCGATCTTGTCGGCGCTCACACGGGCAGCGGCCCTTTTCATGTGGAATACGAAGGAGTTTCCTCGGGAGTATGGCGCCGGCCTGGCAGCCTCTCCCGTCTCGGGGTTCCCCCTCTTGCCCACAAACAGCCATTGGCCAAGGCTGCGTCCACGATCCCCTGGTGCTACATTCTTAGTGTAGAAATTCCCCATCCTCTGCGAAAACTTCGACAGAGTATGGTTCTGAAACCAGTTAGGATTGACGTCGGAGATGGACCATGTGACGATGGCCCCAGAGACGTTCGAGAAGGTGGACTTGACGGCTGGAAGCTCTGTTTGACGCTTACTTAACGCGTCCCAAAACATGAGCTTATGCTTTATATAGTCTTCTCCAAGACCTAGCATATAACAGCCTGTCAACCCTATTGTCAATTCCAGCCACCGCTCCACGGAAGGGAGGGTGGACGGGAACTGGTTCCCCGGGTAGGTGAACCACTTCAGGAGCATTTCAACCCACTGAAGTGACGACGCGAGCGCTTGCAACAGCCGCGTCCTCGGGACCTTATCGGGGTCGATCACTGCCAATGCGTCGGCAGGTAGATCCCCGTCTAGGGTAAGGCCCGAGCCCGAATCGCCAGGCGTGGCGTCGGGATCTGGAGTGGCAGCCTCTTCAACGAGGTCACACCATTCCAGACACCAGATCTCCCAAGTTCTGTGCAGACCGTCTTTAGACGGGTGCACACCCATGAACCGGAGCTGGTCTTCCACTTGCGACAGGATTCCCGCCTCCAATTGGAGCGGGTTGTCCGTCGTGAGACTTTCATACCAAGTGTTTGCTTGCTTCCTCAACTCGGGGATGAGGCCAACGCTACTTGAGGTCGGCATCTTGCCCACAAGGCGAGAACGCGTGTAGTTTTGTTTTAGGGG